GTTTACAAAGATCCTTACTTCCCACGCAACAAGATCCTTGTAGGATACAAAGGTGGATCATATCTTGAGTCTGGATACGTCTATGCTCCTTATGTACCACTCATCGTTACTCCTACAATCTTCGCTCCTGAAGATTTCACACCAAGAAAAGGTGTAATGACTCGTTACGGTAAGAAAATGGTACGTGCCGATTTCTACGGAACAGTTACATGCCTTGACATGGACGTGATCTAATCTTTAGGTAGATTCTGTTAACTAAGGCGACCTTTTGGTCGCCTTTTTTATTATACACTTATTAAAAATTTTGTATGATTATTTTGTATCATTTAGATACATTCACACACAATACACACACGGAGAATATCATGGCTAGTAATCCATATGAACTGCGCCAAGGTCTTTTAGGCCAAGCCCAACAAATTTTAGTAGAAGCATACCATAGTGAAGTGCAACGATGTCGAGATCAAGGTGTTGCTGCTCATAATGTAAAATTTCCTTCAACAGAAGATATTATTGCTGAAGCTGAAAAACTTTATGCTTTTGTTCAGAAAAAATAAGAATAAATAAAGTTTATTAAAGCATACTTATTTTTAACAAGTTAAGTTAGGAGTAAGTATGTTTTTTTTATTATTTTTGTTAAGTTTTTTGTCAATTGCAGGTGAACCCAAACCTGATATGTCGATTACAATAACTGCAGTCAAAGGCATCACAATATTTATTGACAAGCCAGTAGTAATAGGTGGTGGTAAAACATATCAGTCTTCAGAGATTGAATCTTTAATTACAGGTTTTGCAACTATTCATAAAGCAACATTTGTTAAAGACCCAAGAATGATTAATAGCATTTATAATGCATCATCAGCAACGTTTGTTAATGAAGATTGCAATTGGTTATCAAGGCCTGTGAAATGCGCAACTTCAGAATACATGTATGTGCTAAAAACACAGGTAGTTATTAATCCTGTTAGAGCATATGTTACGATTACGCTGCATGATCATGAAATGAATGCTGTTTCATCAGCTACAGTATCTAATAAACACCAAAGAAGTGTAATACAGTTAACAAAACAGAAACAATCACAAGGTCTTTTAGGTAATACAACAACTACAACCGAGGAACAAATGCCTGAAATATTTAGTATTGAACCTTATCTTTATGAAAAAGATTTTCGCCAGGCTGTTATTTTAATGTATAGTTCATTTCGATTAGAATAATTAATATTGTCCAAATTTTTAAAAGGAGAAAAAATGAAATTAAATAGGAATTCACTAAGAAAAATGATTTTAAACGAAATTAGGAACTTACAAGAAGGTAGGTATACTAGCTCTGGACCTAATCTTAGCCAACTTTTTGGCCATCTGTGGGGCAGAAGATTCGATTGGAATTTTGTTACAAATGCTTCAATCCAAAGTACTATGAAAATGTCCGGGATGGATGCTATGACATTTTTTGAAACTGTTAAAGCTGTTGGTCATGAATGGCAATTGAAAAAAGTTGCTGAAGCATTATCAGAAGTTGATACAAACTTTTATGATTATGCAAAAAGAGAATTAGGAACACAACTTTTCCATGATACGCCAGGAAGCAAGATAAGATTACCAAAGCTTACAAAAAGCACATCACCCTTAGCAGATGATGAATTTGACTTTGATGACGACGATGATGATGTTTATCCAGGTCCTTTAGTACCTTAGGAAAAATCACGCCATGCATGTGGTTTTCTTGTTTTAAGATAACCTAAATTTTTTTGATGCGTATATGCTTCTTTCTCAAATGGAATGGCATAATACGCATCAGCTCCGTTCAAACCTTTAAATCTTGCTTTAAGCCAATACCATATATAAAGAAGGTAAAATCCTACCACCCAGAGTTCTCTCTGTTGAACGAGGTGAATCTTTTCGTGGTTATATATAGTAATATCAAGCTGTTCTTTTGCAATAATAAACGGGTATAACGTAATCGCATAAACATCAATAAAAAGGCTCATTGCTTTGCAAAAACGTGGGCTAATAATTACTTTAGGTTTCATTACATTCTCCTTCTGTATGGGTATTTAGGTCTAAGTGTATCAACCGCAAATCGACCACCTCTATTTGGGTCTTGAAGATATTGCAATGTTTTATAAAGTACTTCCATTGTCATTCCAATATCAGCAGTTGCTTCATGCCATGACTCATTATCAATTTCAAATGCTGTCGCCATCATACCAAGCCGGCTAGCAAGATAAGGTTTTCCTTTATAAGATAGTGCCGTAATGCTGTCAATAATGTGTTTATCTTCAGCGTTTATTTCAGTTTCATTTTTTTGTACATATTGCAGTACAGCTTTTAGATAATTATCAATAATTGCAATTGAATCCATCACAGCAATATCTGGTGCGTTTAAACCACCTCTTTGATAAAAAAGATTTGTCATTTTTGCATCAAATGGAGAATTGTGGGCCCAAAAGACCAGCTTACCTGTTGGGCTGGCAGTTTTTTGTGCTTGTATATATTGATTAAACATTTCAGCACCATCTGCTTGATTAACGCGCGGTACATCTTCTCCGCCATAATAATCATTCATGTCTAAAAGACCTGGAATCGAGTATTTAGGATCGCCTTTATAAGTTCCTGCGTCTAGCTGTGCTTGTTGATTTTTTATTTCAGCTTCTGTGTCTGGTGTTAAGACTATTTTAACATTGAACATTCCGTCGTTTACAGGAGAAGGTATTTGGTCGAGATTATTTGTTTTGTATGCTATGGCTGCCAGTTGAGTTATTTGAACAAAATTTGGAACTGATCCGTCTTTATTTGGTAGACCTGTTGTTTCTGTGTCGAAGAAAACCCAGTTATGTTGTGCAAGTTCTTTAAGCTTTTTAATCATTTCAGAGAACTGAGGAGGATAAAAACTAGGATCGACTGATCTTTCGTTTAGGAATTTGCGCCATTCTGTCAAGATTTGTTTCATGTTATTCATATACTCTCCTTTATAACTTTCTTTATTTATGATATAATTATATTTATTAACGGCTATTTTAACATAAGGAGAATATTATGCCTACAAAAAAAGAAGAAGCAGCACACGATTGTAAAAAAGATTGTGAATTGTTGCACAAAGAAATCGCAGCATTGAAAAAAGAAGTTGCAGCTCTTAAAGCAGAACTTAAAAAAGCACCAAAAGGTGGTGGAGCAGATCCAAGAGTTGATAAGATTTGGAAAGCTTTATTAAATTATGACAATCATGGTTTTACAAAAAGATTGTTAAAATAAAATTTTAGTTAATATTTAATATTAGGCCCGGCACATGCATAATAAGCTGAACTCGCCAGCGTGTCGGAATCTTGCGAACCTATAGGAGGATATTATGCCAAAAATTACATTTGATCCAAGTGCAAAAGGCCTTTTTCAATCGTCAGGTAAGATTGTTGTTATTCAACCTCGTGCATCTCAAGCTATAGCTACTGGAGGAACATTAGAAACTGACGGGTATTTAATTCCGTTTACAGCTGCTGCAGCTGCAACTGGTGTTTTGTTAACTTCTGGCAGCGTAGATGGTCAGACGATTATTTTACAAAATAGAGGAACTAAAACTGTTGACTTTGCTGCACAAATTAGTTCTGGTTTGTCAGGATCTACTGGGACAGACAGAACGTTTGTACCAGGTTCTACCGTTACATGTGTATGGGATTCTTCTCAATCAACACCGGTTTGGTGCCCACAAGGACAAACTCTTTCATAGTTGATTTAAATAATTTTATTATTAAGACACTCATCTTGGGTGTCTTTTTTTATGTTTACAAGAAGCTACTGCTTAGTTTATGTGATACTTTAAGGTATTAGGTGATAATTATTAAGGACATATATTTTGGAGGTTACAGAGATGTCTCAGTTAAACAGAAAGCAGTTAAAAAGAATGCTCTTAAAAGAATTTAAAATGATGGGAATGGCACCTATGGGTGCAGCAATGATAGGACATTCTCCATATCAAAACCCGCATGGGTGTGATGCATGTGGCAAGTCTCCTTGTGAGTGTGATGAATACGAAGATCATGGTGATCATAGCATGCAATCATCACATGTTGATTATGTAGGTGGTCATAAAGGACAAGTTTCAAAAGAAGATTGCTGCAAGGCTGTTCTTTGCCTCATTGAATGTTGTGATTGTCCGGAAACTAAGGCATTGATTCGAGAATGCTGTGAAGATATTCTTTCACGTTGTTAATTTTATAAATGGAATTAACTGAAGCACAACTTCGTTTTTTAATTCGTGAGGTTATACGCAAAGTAAAGGGTGGATGGAAAGTTTACCCTAAAAAACCTCGCAAGGGAGAGAAGCGTCGTCGTGCTTTGTCAAAAAAACCTTTAAGTTATAAACGCGCATTGGCGCAACTTCGTGCAATTGAAAGAGGAAAAAGTTTAAAGGAAGGTCGTGAACATACAATAGTATCCGGCGATTATCTTGGTAAGATAGCGAAAAAATATGGCGTAACAACTAGTCAGATTCAAAAAGCAAATCCTGATTTAAATCCTAATTCATTACAACTAGGTCAAAAAATAATAATTCCTGATGCTTTAAAGCGATTAAATAAAGATTTAAAACCTAGTGAAAAATTAATTGTCTGGATGAAATATGAAGAAGGAAAAGTTAATAGATTAGGAGTTGCAACAGGAGAACCTTATCTTAAATCTTATAATGATGGTGTAGGAAATTTAACAATAGGTTACGGTCGCAATCAAAAAAGTCAAAGAAAACAAACAATAGATAAGGGTTATGCAGAAAATTTACTTAAATCTGATTTGAGCGATGCTGCTTCCTTATTGCAACAGTCAACTAAAGATTCTGTTAGCGAAAAAATAACAATTCCTTTTAAGTTAGATCAAAATCAATTTGATGCATTAACTAGTATAATTTTTAATGCAGGTAGAGGCGGATATATTAAGACTAGTCTGCATCAAAAATTTATTAGTAAAGGAATAACATCAGGCAGTGAGTTTGAAAAAGCCTTTTTAGAAGCTAGAACTAGTAAAAAGCTAGGTGGTTTAAAAGGAAGAAGAAAGAGAGAATTAGAAATATTTAAAAACAATAATTATCTTAACAAAAAAGATGATGAAAAAAGTGTTTTAAAAGAAGGTGATCCAAAAGTAGGAACAGGTAAAAAACCAAAAGGATCAGGTCGAAGGTTGTATACAGACGAAAATCCTAAAGATACAGTTCCAGTAAAATTTAGAACGGCTTCAGATATTAGAAAGACATTTTCGCAAAAAAGTTTTAAATCAAAATCACATAATAGGCAGTCTCAAATAATTAATTTGGTGCATCAAAGGGTTCGAGCAGCATATCAAAATGCTAAAGATCCGGATACAAAAAAGAGATTGAAAAAAGCATATGATTATGCAAAAAAACGAAAAGCAGCTAGCAAAAAGAAAACTCAAAGAATGAGAAAGAAAAAATGAAAATTACAAAAAAACAATTAAATTTACTTGCTGAGTCTGTTATTCTTGACTCAAAAAAAGAAGATACGATAGAAGATCTGGTTGAAAAAAGATTATCAATACAAGAAAAAAGAATCCAGTTGTTAAAAGAAGGATATAATCTAGAATTGATAAAAGAGTTTAACGTTCAAGTGTCCGGTCCTAGAATCGAAACAGATGATATAACAGTTGAAACTGGCAATGTGTCGATAGAGACAAATTTTGGAAAATGGGCAACTTACCTAGGCATAACAAAAGCAGTTTGTGCAACTGCAGTTCATATTGCATTGATATCTGCAGGCTGGGAAGGCGTATTAGCAATATTAATACCTGTTGCAATTCCTGTTTTAACTAGCCCAGTTATTATGGGTTCAATTGCATTGTTTTTATCTCGTTATTCGTTTTTTAGAAAAATAGCAGGATTTTTATTTAAAATGTTAATAGGAAAAAAGAATTATCAAAGAATTAACAATATGATAGATAACATAACTAATATTATGATGAGTGCAACTGATGATGCAATTGAAAAGAAAGATGCATTAACTTTGTTTGTACAATCAGCCGGTTATGTTTTAGGACAACCAGAATTTAGAAAAAAATTAAAAGAATTGGCATATGCTTACATGTCAAGAAATAAAGAAAAAGTTAAACAAATCATGTCTGAATTAGATGTGATGGTTAGAAGTTTTGCACCAAGCCAATCTTCTTTAACTTTAGATGTTAAAGAAGACGAATTAACATTACCAGATAATTCACCTAAGCATGATGATATTGAAAATTTAGAAGCTGAATTAGATAAGTCTGAACTAATACAAGAAAAAAGAAAGAGTAAAAAGAAAAAGGTTGATTATAAAAAATCCTATAAGAAATATCATAGTTCAAAAAAAGCTAAGCGAGAACGTGCACAAAGAAACGCAGCTGGACGAAAGATTAAAAATGAATTAGGGATAGAAATACCAAAGGGATATGAAATTGATCATAAAACAGCTATAGCGCACGGCGGATCTAACGATTTATCAAACTTAAGAATTATTCCTCGCAGCAAAAATAGGGCATTAGGCCAAAAAATAACAACTCGAAAAAGAAAAAAGAACGGGAGCTATAAAAAGTGAAATTATCTATAAGTAAATTAAGGCAATTAATTCGAGAAAGTTTGGAAAAAAGAATCGCTTTTGCTAACGATATGATTAAATTAGGATTAACTCCGGAAGAAGCAGAAAAAAAAGGTGTTTTTAACATAGATCGGTTCGGAATGCCAGGGGAAAAAGAATTATCACCTTCAGGAAAATCTTTATTTGATGATAAAAAAGCAATATATGCAACTAAAGATGTTGAAAAAGAAACAACTTATATGGGAAAACCTTATAAATACATTGAATCTGAAGAAGCGTTATTTATGGGTGCGATGGAAGCAATTAGAGCTGCGACTAAAAGAGGTAGAATGATGAAGCAGCTTTTTAGAAAATATGTTGATCCCAACTTTATGAATCAATTAATTTTAATTCATTATGCTTCACCTGACCAGGTTTTAAAAAATATTAAGGCACAAAAAGGTAATTATGAATTAAGTTCTGTTGCATTAGCCCCTGAAGATTTTACCAAAAATAAAATCCAAGTGTTAAAAACAGCAATGATTTTAGATGGACATATAACTTATTTTGCAAACAATCAAGATGACGTATATTCTGGAAAAGGTTCTGACTATGTTCAGGCATTTTCTTCTCAAAAGGGATATGAACCATGGATCGAAGGTAATCCTGATCTGCTAGACTGGGAAGATGAAGCGATAGAACGTGGAAGAGCTGAAAGGCCCTACGCAGGAACAGATAGAACTAAATCATCGGGTGTTAATAAAACAGTTGTTAATATTAGAGGTGTAGAGAGATTTAAATCTCCTGCAATGTCCAGGTCAAATTATTTGCAAAATCCGGGTTTCGAACATTTTAAACAAGCTCCTGATGCACCTCGAGGTGTACCTCAAACTTCACGTGGCGAACCACCTGTTGTTTTAGACAAAGAAGACTATTTGCCTAGATTTGATCAAGCAGCCGGCTCAGATTCAGCAATACCTGGAAATGAAGCGTTAGTTGATAATTGGTCTGTGAAAGCAATTATTTTAAATCATGGTAAAGAAAACGAAAAATATGAAAAAATGTTTCGTGATGCAGGATATCAAGGACAGATAATGACATTTGACGAAGCAGTTGCACAAAAATCATTATTAATAAATAAAGGACATAAAAGATGAAAATAACAAGAAGTGCATTAAGAAAAATAATTTTAGAAGTTGTTGTTGCAAGTAATGATACTAAAGAAAAAGTAGAAGATTTAGAAAAAAGTATTAAACAGGACAACCCAGAAGCGTCTGACGAAGATATTGATGATGCAATTAATAAATTAACAAAAAAACAAATGCAGGAAGAGCTTAAGCGTTTGTCTTATGTAAGCAAAGAACAAGGCCATACATACGGACTAGAACATCTACCTGATCAATATGACCAAAAGAAAGCAGATGATATCATAGGACACACCTGACTGACTCATGTTCGGAAGAAGGGTTCTTCTTTAAATGAAGTTGGTTATGTTCTTTGGCACTCTTTAAATGAAAGCGGTCACGTTGCTGTTTACGATGTTGAATGGCCTGATGGGACGATTGAAAGAAATATACCTGCACGTCTTTTAGAAAAAGTAAAAGACAGCAATGATAATGTTGACGAACATGATGAACATGGTGTCGTTGGTCATGAAGAAGAATCGTTATTAGGTGAAAGAAAATACAAGAAAAGAAAAGGTAAAAAGAAAAAGAAAGCATCAAAGAAAAAGCCTAAGTATTGGTATTTAGGTGGTTATGGGATAGACCATGATCATGATTTTGCCGATTTTGGCGGCGACTTTGGTGGTGATGGAGGCGGAGAATGAAAATAAAAAGAAAAGATCTCAACATGTTAATTGAAAGATTCCTAAATGAAGAAGGAACAGATCCTAAAGGTGAAACAGTTGATGATGTATTGTCTGATGAGTTGGAGCAAACAGAAGTTGGTGATACTTTTATGGCTAATCAAATGAGACAACATGGCGGTAGGCAGCCAATGAGTCCTGAGAAAAGAGCACAAGCAATCACAGATTTTAGGAAAGGCAGTGATCGAGGACAATTTCCTCCTTTAACATTTGGGCCAGGCGTTGATGAAGAAGGAAATTTGGAAGGTGATAAATTTACAACTGTTCATGATTACCATGATCCGGATCCTTATGATCAAGCTGCTGTTAGAAGATATAAAAAACAACATTATTTAGGACCGAATGAAAAGTCTGTTGATGACCCTGAAATTACAATGCAAGGTCTAGGCGACTTTGATTTTGATGATGAAGATACTGAAGAAGATTTAAGATATCAGGAACAAGAATTTTTTCAAGACGATGAAGATACAGAAGATTCGTATGAAGTTGAAGGCCCTAGTGTAATTACTTATGAAGACGAAGAAGGCGGAGAAAGAACGTTTATAGACGATGAAGAAGTAACGCCTGGTTATAATAAAGGAATAATTAGCAGGTTGCGAGATTATTTTTCAAAAAAATAGAAATAAATCTGTTTTTCGTTAATATATGTTAATGAGCTAAGTTGGTTGTGAAGTCTTGTTGTATGTGTCATATATAGTATTATATCAACGAGGTTTAAATGGCTACATTTTCACAAATATCAAATCCAACTCCTTTTGGAGTCTACGATAACGAATCAGACTTTCAAGGTGATGCTGATAACATGTATACCTTTGTCAAAAGAAGGTTAGGTGATGACATATTATCAGTAGAATTAACAAAAAAACAAATATTTGCAAATTTTGAAGAAGCTGTATTAGAATACAGTTCTATATTGAATCAGTATCAGGCCAAATCTCAACTGGTTAATTATTTAGGTTTTCCCACAGGGAGTGCATTAAGTGGAAGTGAAAATAAATTTCCACGAGAAAACTTAGAATATTTAACACGGTTCGCCGAACCTTACGCAATGGAGGCTGGTATCGGAGGATCTTACAATTTTTCGAGTGGATCCATCACCCTCGAGAGCGGCCGACAGGACTATGATCTTTACACAGAACTAAAAGATGCCTCAGGTACTGCTTTGTTTGACAACACAAAAGGAAAACTTAGGGTTGTTGAAGTATTTCATTATAATCCTCAAGCTGCATATAGATTTTTTGACACTACATCAGCAATAAACTATCTAAACAATGAATTCAGTTTTGAATCATTTACTCCTGAAACTATATTTTATGTACTCCCTGTCTTTGAAGATATTTTACGTGCAGGTCAGCTAGACCTTTCAAATAGAGTAAGAAGATCAAATTATAGTTATAAGGTGTCAGGAACTAAAATTAGAATATTTCCAATTCCCACAACAGATACAAAACAATTATGGGTAAATGTTAGACAATATCCAGATCCTAATTCCCCTGCATATTCAGACCCATCAATTTATGGTGTGTCAAATATGAGCAATATTCCGTTTGGCAATATTCCTTATTCTAATATTAATTCAATAGGACGTCAATGGATTAGACAATATACATTAGCAATATCAATGGAACTATTAGGATATATTAGAGGTAAATTTGGAAGCATCCCGGTTCCTGGTGATTCTGTTACGTTAAATAGCAGTGATATGATATCTAACGGTAGGTCAGATAAGGAAAAATTAGTAACGACTTTAAAAGAAATGTTAGATACAATGACTTATGATAAGTTAGCTGAGTTGCAAGCAACTAGAGCAGAAAACGTTCAAAAACAGTTGAGATATGTTCCTGTTCCAAATGGTTATGCAATCACAATTAAATAAAGGAAATAAAAATGGGAAGACTTTTTATTACACAAAGAGAAATAAATTTTATCAATGATGTTGCGAAAGAAGTCGTTAAAGATGTTATTGGCCAAAAAATATATTATTTCCCAATTAGTGAAATCAAATCAAATGTTCATGACATTTATGAAGAATCACCAGAAAAAATATTTGACAGCCCAATAGAAATAGAATGCCTAGTAAAATACACAGCTCCTGAAATTAGAGCAAATCAATTCGGTTTTGAAAAATACTTCACGGTAGAAGCATATATTCAGTCCAAAGATTTATTAGATAAAAATATTGAAATATTAGAAGGAGACTTTTTCTCATATGGGTCAGTATTTTTCGAAGTAATTCAAGCACCGGCATCTGAAGTTATTATGGGGCAAATAGAACACGGTAGATTTATTACAATAACAGGAAAACAGTCAAGAAAAGGACAATTCTTATCAAAGGTATTTGGACCTACATCAGATACTTACTCAGATGATGATGCTATTCAAGATACATTTGTCCAACAAAGAGGATTTGAAAATAATAGATTAGGTGAAACAGCAGATGTTAGAGATTTACAAAAGAATGGTGTTTTAGAAGCTCCAATATCAGGACCAAAAGAAGTTTCTGAGAAAGGTGATGATACTTCAAGAGGCGCTTCTTCTTTTTATGGAGATGAATAATGACAAAAAAAGGTGAACAAACGTTTACTAACTTTGATGGAACTAACACACCTGACGGTTTTGATTTTCCATCAATTGAAATCGAAGATATTGATCGCGCTGTTTTTAATTTATTCGACAAGCAACTTAGATTTGAAGTAGAACAAAGTGGAAAATCAAAAAAGATACCTGTTATTTTTTCATCTGGTGAAAGATTTGCATTAACAAGAAGAAAAGATCCGATTAGAGATAGAAATGATGCAATTATTCTTCCTATTATTGCTGTTGAAAGAGGTACGATTGATACTTCACATAATCAGCACGGAAAAGGAACAGCAATTGCATTCGGTGATCAGCCAGGTTATTATATTAAAAGAAAATTGGCAAAAAGCGATAGAAATTATCAAAATATTATTAATAAAGCAGGATTAAAAAATCAAGATAATGTGTCTGCAAAGAAAAATTTTGGAGGCAGTTTAATTTATCCTGGATTTACAGCAAAACCTGGTACAGTGGCGTCTAGAAGAAATAAAGCAAATGGTTATATACAAAAGAATATAAATTTAGAAGATAATCTTGGTGATAACATATTTGAAATTATTGAAATACCTTATCCTAAATTTGTAGCAATTCAATATGACGTTACTTTTTGGTGTCAATATATGACTCAAATGAATCAAGTTATTCAAAATATTTTTATTAACTATCGCGGGCAAGGACATGAGATACCTATTAAAACTGATGATGGTTTTGAAATGGTTGCTTTCTTTTCCGATAATATTGTTTTAGACTCTAATTTTAGTTCTTTTGCAGGTGAAGAAAGAATAATCAAGTATAAAACTCAAATAACAGTTAATGGTTATATGCTAAATCCTAAATCTATAAAAGGAGTACCAAATAATCTTAGGTCTTATTTTTCAGCTCCTAAGATAGATTTTGGTTATAAAGAGTTTTCAAAAGAAAGCAATATTGTTAATGTTCAAAATAGAGAAGATAAAAATAAATTTATTTTAAGCGACATCAAAAATATTAATGAGTTAAAAGGGCCAGTTAAAGGAGAATCATCGGAATCTGTTGAATATTTTGTTGAAAATCCTTTTACTGGAGACAAGGAAAGAAAATTATCAAAAGTTATATCTAACAATAGGAGAACAGGTGAGTCTGTTATTTCCCCTTTAGTAATAAAGGAAATAGATAGACAATATGAATAGTCTTTTCGTTTTTTAGTTGATAGTTATAATATGAATTTTAGGAGTTTTTAATATGGCAGAGAGAACCTTTAGATCCCCCGGAGTATTTGAAAGAGAAATAGACTTAACTGAGAGAACAACTAGTGTTTCTGGGACTCCAGCTGGTGTTGTAGGAACCGCTGAGAAAGGACCAGCATTTGTTCCAAAAACAGTTGGGTCTATAAATGAGTTTAAAAATAAGTTCGGAAAATTATCAGCAGAAAGATTTGGTCCTTATGCTGCAGAAGCATTCTTAAAAAACCAAAGTGCACTGACTTATGTTAGAGTATTAGGTGCAGGTGCAAATTTAACAATTACAGATATACAAAATACAGCGGCAAAAGGAACAGTAAAAAATGCAGGTTTTCGATTAAGCGGGTCATTACCTACAGTTGCTCCAAGCGGAGAAGTAAGAGATGTTGGTGCTGTACAATTTCTTGCTGGTATTCATCAAGTTGATTCAGCTGAAGCAGCTGGTTATCCTATCTTTACTGATAATCAATCAAAAAGTCAAACTGACGTTCAATTAATTCGTTCGATGTTTTTATTAGCATCCGGTGCTAGATTAGAAGTAATGGATGAAAATGAGTTTTATCCTGCGGGAGGAAAAACTGCAAATGATTCCGCACATATTAGATCTTATGACGGGACCCCTGAAGAAGGTATGTTCAAATTAGTTCTTTCATCTGCATTAGGGACTACATTTGGTAACGATGAAGGTAAAGCTGGTATTCGAATTTACACTGCTTCTTTAGATCCTAACAGTGTACATTATGTTGGTAAAATATTTAACAAGAATCCAGACCGTTTTCAAGACGAACAACATCTTCTTTATGCAGATTTCCCAATGGAATCTGAAATTGCTAAAATTAAAAAAGACGGCACAAATGATGTTGTTGCTGTGGTATCCGGATCTCAAAATACATCATCAACTTCTGGAGATACGTCATTATACTTTAGAGAAATATTTGGTTCCTTTAATACAAGATATCAAACTGCTAAGTCGACATATTTTATATCTCAACCTTATGGTGATAAAGAATATGATTTATTTTATTTCGAAGCTTTAGACGATGGCGAAGCAGGAAATCAAAGAGTTAAAATATCGATATCAAATATAAAAAGATCAACAGACTCAAATGATCCATACGGAAGCTTTACAGTTGAAGTAAGAGATTATTATGATTCAGATTTAGATCCTGTTGTATTAGAAAGATATCCTCAATGTACCTTAAATCCTGGTGATGAAAACTATATTGCTAACAAAATTGGTGATCTTAAAGAATACTACAATTTTGATGCTGAGTCTGAGTCTGAGCAAAGAATTAATGTATCAGGAAAAAGACGCAATCAATCAAATTATGTAAGAATTATCATGTCAGCTGATGTTGAAGATGCAAAAATTCCTCAAGATGCAATACCTTTCGGATTCAGAGGATTGCCTGCATTAAAAACGTCTGATACATTAACTGATTCTACAACAACTTTAGCTTTAGGCGCAGATCAAAAAAGATTAAGTTTTGCAGCTGGAACAATGAGTAATAACTTTTTAGAATATGCAATTGTACCTCCAGTTCCATTTACATTTAAAGCAACAAGAAATAAAGCTAATTCTACATCTACATTTACAGGTTTCCCTGGCGACTTGGAATTAGCTGATTCCAGAATTTATTGGGGTATTAAAAATTCGCGAGTTCCTGTATTAAGCAAAACGACAGATCCTTTATTAAGATCAAATGCGGCATCAGATTTAAGAAACGAACTGATCGATTCCTATAGTAAAATGTTAGGGATTGCAAAACTAGATGCTTTAGTCACTGGTTCGGCAGCAGATGAATTTCACAATAATAAGTTTACATTAGCAAAAGTTGCTTTAAATAATCAAAGCGATGCAACCGATACTCTTGAAACTGCTATTTCAACTGAAATTACAGGAACTATAGACTCACACATCAGAGAAGCTGCTTACATCAGAAATGCGTCTATTGTATCTCCTAATTATACCATTAATGATAAAGGAACATACACACGTCGTTTAACTCTCGCATCTCTAGCAGCTAGTAATTCAGCTACTAAGTTTAATCAATTCACTAATTACCTTAAGTTTACAAATATTCTTTTTGGTGGTTTTGATGGTGTGAATATTCTTGATAAAGACCAACGTTATATCAATGATAAAGCAAGTTCACAAGATGCAGGAGGAAAAGCAGCTGGAGACGCATTAGGATATCAAAATTTAAAATCTGTTTCTTCACCTGGCGCTGGCACTGAGAATAACGCAGTTAACTCGTATCGTGCAGGTATTAAAATAATAACTGATGAATTAGAATCAAGAGTTAATATTGTATCTGTTCCAGGTATTAGAGACTCAAACGTAACAGATTATGCAATTGACAAAGTTAAAGAGTATAGCAAAGCAATTTATTTAATGGATATTGCAAACTATGATTCTAGTACTAGTCGTCTTTATGATGATTCTACAAATAGACCTAGCGTTAGAAAGACGATTGAGCAATTTGAAGGAAGAAATATTGATAACAACTATGTTGCAACATATTTTCCTGACATTATTAAACTATATGCACAAGAAGATGGAGGTACAGTTAATTTACCTGCTTCTATTGCGGCGTTAGGCGCTTTAGGATATAATGATGCAGTTTCATTTCCTTGGTTTGCACCAGCTGGTTTTAATCGAGGTGGCTTAGAAAACGTTATTAATACAAAAGTAAGATTAAATACTGAGGATCGTAATTTACTTTATGAATCTAGAATTAATCCAATTGCTAATTTCAATATTAATGACTTTGTAATTTTTGGACAAAAAACACTACAAAAAAGCAGATCAGCATTAGATCGAGTTAATGTAAGAAGAATGTTATTGGAAGTCAAGAGAATTGTTTCAAATGCAGCAAACAATATTATTTTCGAACAAAATGTAAAAGCTACTAGAGATGGCTTTGTATCGGTGGTGACACCACAACTTGCATTAATTCAGTCCCAGCAAGGAATTGAACAATTTAGAGTTATAATGAATGATACAAATAATACTCAGGCTGATATTGAGCAAAATAAACTAAACGGAAGAATTGTTTTGGTTCCAACAAGAGCGGTTGAGTTCATTGCACTAGACTTTATTATAACAAATTCAGGTGTAAGTTTTGAATAGATATAATTATGAATATGAATCATGGAGATAATAAATGGCAGAGTTAACATTTAAATCAGCAGGCGTTAGCACAAGAGAAATAGATTTATCCCAACCTTCTGTTTCCTCACCTTCTGGAGTACCTGCAGGTGTAATTGGAACAGCTAATCAAGGACCTGCTTTTGTACCCATAACTGTTGGAAACTTTAATGATTTTACAACTCTTTTTGGTGCAACTGACGGTGCTAAATTTGGCCCTTTAGCAGTTAATGAATGGCTTAAAAATGCAGGTTCTGCCACTTTCGTTAGAGTTTTAGGCGCAGGAAATGGTCAACAAAGAAATACCACAACAGGTATCGTAACAAATGCAGGATACTTCGTAGGAGACAGAAACGTACAAAATAACGGGTTGCTTCAAGACAACCCTTATGCAAATTCAGGTGCAGGAGCAGTAAAAGGCAGAACTTACTTCTTAGGCTGCTTTATGTCAGAATCAAATGGTTCAACAATATTTTCAGATGCTGGAATACAAACAGCCGGATCTAATGCAGCTGCTCCTATTCTTCGTGGTGTTCTTCTTGCTCCAAGCGGCGTTATTCTTCATCTTAGTGGAAATTCAGCAGCAAATGGTTCTGATGCACCAGGTACTTCAGATACAGCAGCATCTGCGGCTGGCGTCCTCATGGGAAGAGAAGGTTCTTTAACCGGGTCTATTGATTTAAGATCTGGAAAAGAAGAATTTGTCATGCTTTTAAATGGTCATAAAAATACGTCAGCATATCCTAATGTTTTGACTGCATCTTTTGATCCTATTGCACCTAACTATCTAACACGTGTTTTAAATACTGATCCTTTAAAACTTGAAGAAGCAGGACATTTACTTTATAATCACTATCCACTTCATGGTAATGTTGCAACGATTACAGGATCAGGAGTCGTTACTGCAGGGCATTTTTCAAAAGGATCAGCGCTTGGTAATCATGAAGATATCGCATTTTTGTTGTCATCTTCTTTAGGAAGAGCTGCAGCAACAGATGGAAGCATACCTGATTATGAAGATTTTCAAGATAGATTCTCTCATGCTGAAACTCCATATGTATTATCACAGAAATTCGGTAATCGTCCTTATAATCTATTTAAAATTGTTGCTTTAAGTGCAGGTGCAGGATTTGCTGATGATTTTAAATTTTCAATTACAAATATTGTTAGATCAACTTCAAATGTTAATAAATTTGGTAAATTTGATCTCTTGGTCAGAAAAGGCGGAGATAATGATGACGAACAAGTAGTTTTAGAATCATTTAGAGGATTAGATCTAAATCCGGATTCAGTTAATTACATCGGTAGAAGAATTGGTGATCAATACGCAAAATTTGATTTTGATACTTCTTTAGATTCTCAAAAAATCGTTGTTGAAGGAACACATCCAGTTCTTTCTAGATACATAAGAGTACAAATTCACCCAGACGTTGCTAATAGAAATATTCCTGATGAATCTTTACCTGTTGGTTATCGAGGACCAAAACACTTAGTAACGTCAGGTTCTTTATTGTCTGGTGAATCTGATGGTCTTTATTCTTCAACTGATCTATTACAAAGAATTATTGAGCCTCCTGTACCTTATCGAGAAAATATAACTTTAGGTACCGGAATCAACAAAAAGGTTAATTCAAATCTTTTCTGGGGTGCTCAATCAACATTAAAAATTAATGCAACACAACCTAACTTAATTACAACTAATGACGCATTAGCTTCTTTAACTCCCGTCACACAAAATTATCAGGTACATTTTCCAACGCATCGAAAAGATACAACTGCAGTTTTTGTAGGTGATAATGAAGGCGCTGCTAATGTTAACGGTTCTGTTTTAGACGCAGACTTATTTAATTACAATAAGTTTAGTTTGGAAAATATTCAAGTTAGAACCGGTTCTAATTCAGATGCAACACAAACAGCTGCTGATTCTGAATATTGGGTTAGTGCTTCTTATGTAAGAAATGGTGTGATCGCTGTCAATGCTGCTAATAAAACTCGTGCATTCAAGGTAGAAGATTTAGACGTAGTAGCAAATAGAAAGTTTGCTAAGTTTACATTCTTTGCACAAGGTGGTTTTGATGGAGTTAATATATTCAATCAAGAAAAAGCTAACTTATCAAATAATGCAGCTAAATATGAAATTGATGATTCAGCAAATCAAGGTGGAACTTCAGGACCTACAATTGCAGCATATAGAAAAGCAGTTGATATTATGGGTTCAACTTCAGATACAAATATTCAATTATTAGCAATACCAGGAATTAGAAA